ATCAGGATGCCGATAAGAAGGAGGTGCGCCAGTTTACGCAGAAGTGTCCTGTAGATGATTGCCGTGGATTTCTGAGTTCACAGTGGAAGTGTGGCACCTGCCAGACCTATATCTGTAATGAGTGTCTGGTTCCTAAGGGAAAGGAGCGTGATGCGCCACACACATGCAATGAAGATACGAAGGCAACGGCGGCTCTGATTCGCAAGGAGACAAAGCCGTGTCCCAAGTGTGGCATGGGCATCTGTAAGGTTGATGGATGTGACCAGATGTGGTGTGTCTCATGCCAGACACCTTTCAGTTGGACGACGGGCCGTCTAGTCTTTGGTGTGGTTCACAATCCTCACTACTACCAGTGGCTGCGTGAGCAGAATGGTGGAGAGGCACCGCGCGTGGCTGGAGATGTGCCGTGTGGTGGACTCGTGAACTTCTACACGATTGAGCGAGGCTTTACGAACAAGATTTATCCTATTGCTCGAAAGAAGGAGGTGGAGGCGATTCATCGCCTTAGCGCAGAACTTCTTGACCAGCATCTCCGTCAATTTGCTCGCTTCGATGAGGTTCCAGACAATGGCGATCTTGGCATTGATTATACTCTCAAGTTGATCAATGAAGAGGAATGGAAGAAGAAGTTATGGCAGCGTGAGACGAAGCGTGAAAAGAGTCTGGAACTGCGAGGGCCACTCGATCTACTCGCAAATGTCTGCTCAGAGGTGCTGCGACGCATGGCAGAGATTCATCTGGTGGGTATAGAGACACCTGAGGCAAAGAAGAAGCAGTTCACAGATTTGCTACAACAGTTGCGCACTCTTAAGAAGTATGTCAATGGAGAGTTGACGAAGATTGGTGTTCGCTACGGATGTATGGTGCCTGCTGTCTCTGAGGCATGGCGCTTTGACATTCACGGAGGCAATCGTGGAGAGGAAGTCGATACTCGAGCCTACCGTGAGAGAATTCTCTTGGCGTCAGAAGAACACGTGGCTAAGCTTCAAGGAACTCAGATTACTGAGTGGGAGACTCGTATTAAGCCGCACATTATGCGCATTGAAGGAGAAGATACAAATCCGCGCTATGTTGTGGAGTCATGGCAATGGAGTGGATATACAGAATTTCAGAGGAATGTAATTAGGATTCTTATGGGAGAGGCTCCTTTGATTCTGACTGCGACGGGTGCTGTTGCTGTGCAACCTCCTAGAGTAATGAATCCTGCTGTGGCAGCGGCTATGGGAGCAGGAGGGGGGGCAGGAGGGGTCCCTGCTTAAGAATACAAGCAGATACATAAAAAAAGATGGTAGGTTTATTAACCAACATCCCTTTTTATTGCATTCATCTGGAGCGTGAAGAGAGTCGTCTTGAACTTATACGATCTCTTGAAGAGCGACTTGGTCGACCACTTGTCATGTGGCCCGCATCTGAAGGGAGTGAAATTGCGAAACTCGGTTGGCCTCGTCGGCATCCACACCAGGGACAGACAAAGGATGGTGAACTCGGTTGTTTATCCAGTCATGTAAATTTGTTAAGTCTAATGCGCGGTGATGTGATTGGAGTCTTTGAAGATGATGCTGAGGTGGTTTGTGATATGGATACACTAGTGAAGTATGTGAAGACTGTAGAAGAGATTAATCCTGAATGGGATATTCTCTTTTTAGGAGCCAATGAATGGGTAGAGAGTCTTCCGTTTGCTCAGAATGTAGGGAAGCCGCAGTATGATCTAGTCCGCCGTATTCAGCGATTTTGGGGGACTCATGCTTTTTTAATTCGCCGACGTGCAGCCGATTTGGTTGTGGCGACACATGAGAAATTGTTAAAAGAAGGGTTTGCGTATCCAGCCGATTGGCTCTATGCGAAAACCATTAAAGAGTTTAATTTGAAGGTCTATGGACCTGTGGATCCGAAGTCAATGATACGACAGAAACCTGGACTTGTCTCAAGTATTACTGGGAATATTCGGGGTCTCTGAAAGAGACTTGTACCCCCTTGCGGGGCGGGCTTAGTCCTTGCGATTCTTACGAGTCTTACGATTCTTGCGTGACTTGCGACGGCCTCCTGTCTGTTTAGCAGCATTTACCACTGGTTCTGTAGCGGCAACATTTGCTGCGGCTTCTGTAGCGGCGGCGGTTGCTGTCTCAGCAGCGGCATTTGCTGCTGCAGCACTTGCATTGGCTCCAGGTGCCGCATTCGCGGCGGCGTTAGCGGCAACAGTCGCAGCGTTTGCGGCAACCGTAGCGGCATTAGCAGCAACTGTGGCGGCGGCATTTCCATTCGCAACATTCGCAGCCGTTGCAGCCTCTACCGCAGCATTCGCAGCATTTGTGGCAGCGTTAGCGGCTTTATTGGCATTAGCATTAGCACCCTTATTGGCATTAGCATTAGCACCCTTATTGGCATTAGCATTAGCACCCTTATTGGCATTAGCATTAGCGTTCACACCCTTATTGGCATTAGCGTTCGCACCCTTATTGGCATTGGCATTAGGTGCGGCTACTTGGTTCGCGTTTGCATTATTCACCTTTTCCGCAACATTTACAGCATTCTCGGCAGCATTCGCAGCATTATTTGCGGCCGCCACTGGAGGTGTGTTTCCAGAAGATGATTTTACTGTATTTATATTTGTACGCAATTCCTCAATCTGTTTCTTCACATTCGCAATGTTCTTCGAAACTCCATTTATAGCACCAATGCCGGTATTATTGAGCCCTTCAAGGCCTCCATCTGTGCTTCCAGGAGTCGGTTTTGAGTTCGTCAGGCCCATTCTATTCTAAGCCCAAGAGATTTTTTCCCCATGCCACAGTGTCCTTAATTTTCTGTGCGCTCATTGGTGTTTTGTATCCACGGATATCAAAGACAGATCCTTTAAAGAAATCATCCTTGTTTTCAAATTCACTCGTAGCACTCATCCAGTTGCTCTTTCCAATATAGTTATTGGTCGTGGTAGAGGCTTGTGGAAGAAATCCAGACACTTTTGTATAGACATCCTCGCCATTGATATAGACTTTGATACTCGGTCGGGAAGAATCCATTGTGACTGCCGTAATTGCCACATGAGTCCATTTTTGTAGAGGAATCACTGAATTAATCTTAATTCTCATCTTACGCTGTTTCTTGTCCCAGACTTCATAAATCAGAGTAGCCGTGTTTGGCTTAGCACCTTTCGGTTGTGGAGGCACAACACGACTCGGAGGAAGTTTCCGCGGAAACATTTCAAATCCCGTTGATGTATACTCATCTACATTGGCTGAAGTGGTTCGCATCAGTTCTTGTGGACTCACTTCCTGAACATTCTGCTGTCCTGTATTTCCTGTAGGCACCGTAGTCTGCTCATCGCCACACGCAGAAGGACGAATATCTTCTTCACTTACGGATGCATCTCCACGTCCAATAATCCCCACGTAGACATTATCATTCCCTGCTCCATTCCCAAAGTCCAGAATATGCGCATTGTTTGTGAATTGGTCAAAGTAGACCCAGAAACAGATCGCACGGAGGCTTCGTAACGGTACAATATAGCCAATATCAAGGTCCGGACTATCACCGAGCCGCAAGAACTGGTCAATTCCATTGAAATGAATACCCTTTGTCACAGGTGGATTCGGCTTCTCATCGATTTTGATGGCCCCTGCCGTATAGACTTGAGTATTATTCACATAGTCAATGATATCATCACGGAGGCGGTACCAGAAGACACAACCGTCGTAGAATGTATTTAACATTTTGATTTCATCAGGTGGGTCAGAATCGAGTACTAGACGCTCATCAAATCCCTTGTCTGTAGCGCGATTACACATAGGTTGATAACTTCCATCCTTTATCTTCAAGATACGACAGTAATCATCGCGCCCATCTGCATCAATATCGCGCATATAATCATCCCGACTCAGTTTGAATCCGTCTTTGGTTGTGGGTGATCGAAATTCTGTAGACGAGAGATTTTCAGTTCCTGCTAGCGCACAGGCAAAGAAGGTGACATCCGAGGCTCCTTTTGATGTGATCATACGACAAAAGTCATTTTTCACTCCGAGACGTTGAACAGAGGCATATCGATTGAAATATCGGCTATCACGAATATACCCACCCTCTTCATTTGTCGGTCCGACATCACCACGCTTAGGAGCCATGGTAGCAAAATAGGAGGTATCAAATGAAATAACTGACTCAAACCCTTCAGAAATAAGACGAGGTCGAAAAATTTCGATAAGTATAACTGTAAGGAGCAGAGTTGTTCCTATGAAAAGGAGTGTCTGCGACATCTACCGTGAGTTCTTATTTGCGGAGAAGAAAAGCAGACGTTCCTTTCTATGTGAAGTCTAGAATGCTTCGAGGTGGCGCAGTCATCGGACAGGGCACATACGGGTGTGCCGTTAGCCCACCATTACTCTGTCGCGGACAGGCACGCAATGACCGCCGTGCTAAGCAGGTCGGCAAGATTACTTTAAAAATGGATGCGGCCATTGAACTTCAAATCGCAGAGATACTTCGGAAGGCCCCTCTCTGGAAAAATTACTATGTACTACCCGAACTAACAAACTGTGAACCGCTTCCTTCAGGCTCAGCAAACTGGGGCGCCTGTAAAATTACAAAGACGGAGGAACCTGAAGCACTCAAACAAGTGATTAGTGATTTTGGAGGTCGGAGTTTCAGTAGTCTTGCTGGGAAGAATCTACGACCGGGCTCCTTTGATTATTTTGAATTCTTTGAACACTTACTTGAAGCATGTGCGTATCTGGCATTACAGGGTGTAGTTCATTATGACTTACATCGTTCAAATATCTTGATTGATGCTCTTGGTGTAGCGCGTCTTCTTGACTTTGGAATGTCCTTTAGTGCACGTCAAATTAATAAGAATACACTCGCAAGTCGTTGGAAGGTCTACGATCCGAAGTATGATTCTGAGCCACCTGAAGTGACTATTATTACAGGACTTCGTGATAACATTTCACTTTCAAATGCTATTGATGAATGTATCTATGGAAAACCGGTTTTCTCGGTCGCCGAAGATATTCTTGAAATCTCAAAAGCCACAGCCAAGAGTCAATTACAGAAATTTACAGAGCGCAGTGCTTCCTTTCAGAAACAGGATTGGGTCGCATTTTGGGCAACCTATTGGACTGGATTTGATGCATTTGCTCTTGGAGCGGTACTGTTGAATGTACTCAAAGTACAAATAACTCTACCTCAATTTACTGCGGATCCACGTTGGATTGAGAATGGTGATCGAATCATGAAG